AGGTTATTCCGTCCCTATCGGGACGGGCGGCGCTGCCGCCGGGAAGAGGCCGCGGACTGCTGCCGAGCAGCGGAAGTCCGACCTCTGGCGCGGGATCAAGGAGCTTCTCGTCGAGTGCGGGGAGTCCAAGGACCTGAAGGCCGCCGGCGCCATCGTCACGCAGGCGATCACCAACTACGACGAGGCGACCGTCCTGGCCGCCATCGAAGCCACGCTGCACAAGCGCCCGAACGGCGTGATCGCCTACCTCGAAGGCGCGTGCCAGCAGGCAGTCGGTCAACGATTCAACAAGCAGGAAGCACTGGAGGCCGGCAACTTGGCCGCTGCCGAGCGCTTCGCTGCTGCATTGGAGTGAACATGCAAGCATCGGACAAGAAGGACTTTGCCCTGCTGATCGCGGGCGTCTACGCCTACCACCGTCAGCCTTGCTCTGACGCCCTGATCGGCATGTACTGGCGCGGGTGCCAGCGCTGGGACTTCGAGCAGGTCCAGCATGCGATCGACAGCCTCACCCGCGATGCGGAGGCCGGCAAGTTCCCACCGAAGATCGGCGACCTGACGCGGGTCCTCGAAGGCACGCACACCGACCGCGCGCAGCTGGCTTGGGGCAAGACGCTGGAGGCCATGAGCCGAGTCGGCGCCTACACCGATGTGGTGTTCGATGACCCGGCCATCCACGCGGTCGTCGAAGACCTCGGCGGCTGGCCGAAGCTATGCCGCACCGAGACCAGCGAACTGGGCTACGTCCAGCACCGGTTCTGCGAGTCGCACCGTGCCTACGTTGGCCGCGGCAAGTTCGAGTATCAGCGCCGCCTAGCTGGCGACCGCTCGCCCGATTCCGAGTACGAGAAGAAGGGCCTGGCGCTGCCCCGGCCCGCGCTGATCGGCGACGCGGACGTGTGCCGTGCGGTCTACCAGGGCGGCAACGTCGCCGGCAAGACCGCGATCGAGTTCAAGCCGTTCGGCGCCCTGGCTCTGGAAAGCGTCATGCATCGCCTTGAGCCGCAGGGGGCCGCATGAGCAAGAAGTCCCTCATTGAGAAGGTCGTCGAAGGCTCAGCCGTTGTCGATGGCTGCATGCACTGGAAGGGCGCGCTGGTTCATGGCCGCATTCCGGTCGTCTGGTTCGACGGCAAGCCGGTCAACATCCGCTCGGCACTCTGGAAGGCCGCCGGCAAGCGCCTGAAGCCGGGCTGCATCGTCAAGTCGTCTTGCGGCGAAGACCGGTGCGTGTCGCCCGAGTGCGCGGTGCAGCAAAAGAACGCCCGCGGCGGCACGACGACGCCGCTTCACCGGGCCAAGATCGCCGCGACGATGCAGCGCCTGCGCTCGCCCTTGAGTGCGCAAGACGTCGAGGACATCCGCGCTTCCGATGAGCCGCCCGAGGTACTGGCGCGCCGCTACGACATGCGGGCCGATTCCATCGTCTGCATCCTGAGCGGCCGTAGGTGGGCACCGATCAGCAACCCGTTCTCGGGCCTCCTGGGGGCACGCTGATGGCACACGACAATTCCCTGACCCTCACCATCGTCCGCCTGCTCACCGACGGCAAGGCACGCAGCAACGATGAGCTTGCCGTCGAGACCGGGCGCTCGCGCGAAGAGGTGCGCTGGGCCCTGATCGGCCTGAAGAAGCACCGCTACGTCGAGAGCGAGCCCGTGCGCTACCGGGTGACGCCGGCCGGCACGCAGCGCGCGCAGTGGAAGTACAAGAACCCGGAGCGCCAGGCCTACCTCGCCGAGTACCGGCAGCGCCGTAAGGAGAGGCAGGCGCGGGAGAAGGCGGCCGCCGTGGCCGCGGTGACCAACCAACACCCGATCGCCATGGCTTGGAGGGCGGCATGAACTTAGCCCAGCGCCTCATCGATTGGGCGGCGTCGCGCAATCCAGATTTCATCATTGGCGGCAACGACGACCCGTACTTGCTGCGCTGGTGGCTGATCCCGCGCAATCCCGTGTTCAACATCTATCTGCACCTGTTCCTGCGCAGCGACGACGACCGGGCGCTGCATGACCATCCCTGGACCAACCTTTCGATCCTGCTCGAAGGCCAATACCGCGAGCACACGCCCGATGGTTTCAAGGACTTCAAGGCCGGCGACTGGAAGTTTCGACGCTCCGGGAAGCTGGCCCATCGGATCGAACTTACCCACGGTTCTTGTTGGACCGTCTTCGTGACCGGCCCGCGCGTGCGCGAATGGGGCTTCTTGTGCCCGCGCGGCTGGGTGCATTGGAAGGACTTCACGGACTCGCGCGACAAGGGCGCGATCGGCCGGGGGTGCGACGTATGACGACTCTCGCCATCTACAACCCCGTCCAAGCGACCGCCGCCTGGAACATGCTGTACGAGCGCGAGGTCAAGCCAGAAACGCTGGCCGGCCATCGCATGCTGCTGACGGTCAAGCGCGAGACTCGCAAGGACGCACAGAGCGCGCACTTCCATTCCCTGATCGGCCAGATCGCCGCGCACATCGGCGGCGACCTAGCGGACGAGGACGACGCCAAGCGCATCCTGCTGAGCGCCTTCCGCATCGACACCCTGCAAGACTTCGCCGACGAGTGGAAGAAGTTCGGCGACCTGCGCATCGGGCGCGGGCTGCGCGGCGAAACCGTCCTGATGGGCAACCAGACCCGCGACCTGTCGGTGAAGCTGGCCGCGGCCTTCATCACCTGGCTCGAAGCGTTCGGCGTGGAACATGGCATTCGCTTCAAGGCGCCGAAGTCTTGGGGGGAAGGTCGATGAACGTCAGGCCTGGTGATATGGCGGTGGTCGTCGCGCCTCGTGATGGTTCCGATTGCATCATGACCGGCAAGGTCTGCCGGGTCCTCCGTCTTACGTCGCCCGGAGAAGTGATTCCTGCCGGAGGCGCTCGCATGCTGACGCGCTCGAAGCCCAACCGCTGCAAGCACTGCAAGCAGCGCATGCCAGAGGACAAGGCCCGCCACGTCCTGCACGACGACTGCATGCAGCCCTGGATCGACGGCCAACTGGCGAAGCAGCAGAAGAAGCGCCAGGCCGAGCAGCGCAAGAAAGAGCGACTGGAGCGCGCCGAGGTCAAACGCCGCCGGCGCGAACAGCGGTCCTGGGCTGACGAGCACGCCGACGCCCAGAAGGCGGTGAACGCCGTAGTGCGCCTGCGCGATGCCGGTGAGCCCTGCATTTCCTGCGGCACGCCTTGGCAGCCTGACTTCCAGGCCGGCCACTACCGAAGCCGCGGCGCCGCCAAGAACCTGGCGCTGGACCTCCGGAACATCCATGGCCAATGCGTGCAGTGCAACCTGCACAAGCACAGCAACGCCGTCGACTATCGGCTCGGCCTTGTCGGGCGGTACGGGCCGGAGTTCGTCGAGGCGCTGGAGTGCGACAACGCTCCGCGCCATCACTCAACCGATGACCTGCGGGCCATCGCAGCAGAAAACCGGGCGAAGGCTCGACAACTCCAGAAGGAAGCAGCATGAAACAGTCTTTCGTCGCGCGCGCTGTGCGCCGGCTGCTTGGGATGGACGACCCCTATGTCCAGACCATGCGCGCGGCCGCACAGGCCGCTCAGTGGCACGGGCGCCAGCTCGAGCGCATGCCGCAGCCCACCCAATTCCCCGAGATCGACTCCTCCCTCATCCCACTCCCGAAGGAAAAAGCATGAGCAAGTTGCAGATCCACACCGGTGACGACATCAAGGTCGAAGGTGGCCGTTCCGTCAAGGTTATGGGCTCCGTAGTCAAGGTCGGGGCGGAGAAGCTCGACCGGGTGCTCGGCGTCACTCTGGACCGTAGTCCTGCGCATCGCGGTCGACCCCAACGACCTATTCGTCCCGAAGGAGAGCGCATCGTGAAAGGCATCACCACCATCGCCAGTCTTCCAGGGTCGGGCGCCGGCTGCGTCAGTGCGCTGCCTGCCGAGGTTGGCAAGGAGGTTGCCCCCTGCCGCCGCCCCACCATGTCCGAGCGCGGCCCGGAGCTGCTCAAGCCCCTAGTCGTCAACATCAACTTCGCCGTCGGCGACGAGGCTACGGTCTCCCTGGTGCGCGAGGCGGTCGCGGCCGCGCGGCGCCGCGCCCACAGCCACGCCCAACGGTACGACGGAGACGAGAGGAACTGATGCTCAACGACGAAAAGCGCGGAGTCGAAGAGGCCTACCAAGTGGCCGGGAACACCTCTGACCTCCGGGTCGAAGGCGACACCAAGGGCGATGCCGACCTGATCATTGCAGCCGGCTGGAGCCCGTCGCGGGTCGGCATGGCGCTCCTGCGGCTGCACTCGGAATGGGACAAAGCCGAGAAGCCGCAACGCCCGTCGCCTCGGCACATCGACCTGTTGGCCGACACCCTGCAGCAGTACGCCGAGACCACGGTGAAGGGCAAGGTCGTCAAGGTGGCGGTCTTCTCGCCGGCGCAGCTGCGCGAACGCGCCAGGAAGCAGGCCCAGGACTGGTACATGCACGAGATGGCGAAGTTGGTGAACAAGCTCAAGTCCCTGCCGGCCGTGCGCTCCCAGCTGACCACCTACGTCCCGAAGTGGGGAATCGCCGAGGCATCTATGAAGGTGCCTGCGGTCATTGCCTACTGGCTGGACCAGACGTGCCGCGGTTGCCACGGGCTGAAGTTCCAGCGGATCGACGGGGCGCCGACGCTCGGAACGAAGGTCTGCCGCTCCTGTGGAGGCACTGGCGTTGCGCCTGTCCCCCATGGGCAGGAAGGCCGACGCGTGGCGAACTACATGGACGACTGCGTGCAGAAGGCGCGCACTTCAATCCGGAACCGTTTGCTTCCGTCTCATCCTGTTGCATAATCGCGCCCCAAGGTGCGCGCGCCCTGCTCAGGTCGCTGCCCCTAGACTCTCTGCCGTATGTCTGCCCCGGTTGTCACGGAGGCCGAAGCATTCGACAGGAGAGGTGCCTCTACAGAAAGCCGCCCACCGAGGCGGCTTTTTCGTTTCCGGCGAAAGCGGATGCTGCCCGAGGTTCGATTCCTCGCAGGGGTCTCGGCCCCTGACAGTGGTTGCCAGTGCAGCGAGTAGCCGAATCCTTCCCCCTGAGCGCAACCACCTCGGCACACGGGCTCTGTCCCTGTGACCTGCTGAGAGCTCAACCCCAGCGCCTACCCGTGGGTCCAACGGTGCGCTCCCGACCGCCGCCGGCTACACACCCCACGTCTCCGGGGATGCCGGCGGCGTGCCGGGCCCTTGATGCGCACGCACCCATGCGACTGAACACCCTCAAGCCCAGGCTTGCCACTGCCAACACCAGCAGGGTAGGGATCATGCAAGAGGGGTCCTGGCGCACGGACAAGCAGACCAGCACCCAGCGTGGCTATGGCTACAAGTGGCAGAAGGCACGAGAGAGCTTCCTGCGCAGCCATCCGCTGTGTTGCTACTGCGAGCGAGAGGGCAGGGTGACAGCCGCCACCATCGTGGACCACAGGGTGCCACACAGGGGCGATCAGAAGCTGTTCTGGGACCAGAGCAACTGGCAGTCCATGTGCAAGCCCCATCACGATGGGCAGAAGCAACGCGAAGAGGCAGACGCGAACCGTTCTCAACAAGGGACCGGGGGGGCATGAAATCTTCAGAGGAGGCCTTGTCTCTAGACCGGGCGTCCCTCACGCGGACAAAAAGTAGCCCTTTCAAAAGGAATCAAATGGCCGGAGTCAAAGGACGTAGCGGCGGCGCCCGTCCAGGGGCCGGCCGGAAGCCGAAGCAGGCTGTCGAAATCGCCCCTGAAGTGGCGAAGGTTGAGCCCGGCGAGCCTTTGGATCCGCGCCCGACGCTTGAGCTGGTAGCTCTCGGGCACATGGAAGTCAGCGCGCTGCAGATGAAGGCGCTGCTGGCGCTGCTGCCCTACACCAACGTGAAGAAGGGCGAGGGCGGCAAGAAGGACGAGAAGGCGGACGCGGCCAAGAAGGCTGGCGCCGGCCGGTTCGGTGCCGCGCCGGCGCCGCTTCGGGTCGTCGGGCGGTAAATGGACCGCTCAACCGCTTGCCCGGACTGGGCGGCTCGGCTGCGCGCGGGCGAATCGATCGTCCCGCCGCCGCTGTTCCCGGCCGAGGCTGCACGGGCACTGGAGGTGTTCAAGGCGCTGCGGATCGTGGACGCGCCTGGCAGCCCCACCTTCGGGGAGGCCTGCGGGCAGTGGGTGTTCGACATCGTGGCTTCAATCTTCGGGGCCTACGACCCGGAGTCCGGCCGGCGGCTGATCACCGAGTGGTTCATCCTGATTCCGAAGAAGAACAGCAAGTCGACCATTGCTGCCGGGATCATGATGACGGCGCTGATCCTGAACTGGCGCCGATCCGGCGAGTTCGCGATCCTGGCGCCGACGATCGAGGTCGCCAACAACAGTTTTGGGCCGGCGCGCGACATGACGCGGCCGGACGTTGACGAAGAGCTGGGCGCGCTGATGCACGCCCAGACGCACGTCAAGACCATCACCAACCAGGCGACGGACGCCTTCCTGAAGGTGGTGGCGGCCGACTCCAACACGGTCGGCGGCAAGAAGTCGGTCGGCACGCTGGTCGACGAGCTATGGTTGTTCGGAAAGGTGGCCAACGCCGAGAACATGCTGCGCGAGGCGATCGGCGGCCTGGCGTCGCGGCCGGAAGGCTTCGTGATCTACCTGACCACGCAGTCGGACGACCCGCCGGCGGGCGTGTTCAAGCAGAAGCTCGACTACGCGCGCGACGTGCGCGACGGGAAGATCGAGGACCACCGGTTCGTCCCGATCATCTACGAGCACCCGCCCGAGATGGTCGCCAAGGGCGAGCACCTGCTGCTCGAGAACCTGGCGATGGTGAACCCGAACATGGGGTATTCCGTCGATCGGGAGTTCCTGGAACGGGAGTTCAAGAAGGCGAGCGAGGCCGGCGGCGACTCCTTCCGCGGCTTCATGGCGAAGCACGGGAATGTCGAGATCGGCATGAACCTGCGCGCCGACCGCTGGGCCGGCGCCGACTTCTGGGAGGGGCAGGGCACGCTGCCCGGTCTGACGCTCGACCAGCTGCTGGAGCGCTCCGAGGTGGTGGACGTCGGGATCGACGGAGGCGGCCTGGACGACTTACTGGGTCTGGCCGTGATCGGCCGGGACAAGAAGACCCGGGAATGGCTCCTTTGGACGCATGCCTGGGCGCATCCGTCAGTGCTGGAGCGCCGCAAGAGCGAGGCGCCGCGGTTCCAGGACTTCGCCAAGGACGGAGACCTCACGCTGGTCAAGGCGATCGGTGATGACGTCGAGGACGTGGCGGACATCGTCGCGCGCTGCGAGATGTCGGGGCTGCTGGACAAGGTCGGCTGCGACCCGGCCGGCCTGGGCGCGATCCTGGACGCGCTGGTCGAGGCCAACGTCCCGCAGGACAAGGTCATCGGGATCCGGCAAGGCTGGTCGATGACGGGAGCGGTGAAGACGCTCGAACGAAAGCTCGCCGAGGGGGCATTCCTCCACGGCGCGCAACGAATGATGGCTTGGTGCGCCGGAAATGCGCGCATCGAGCTGCGCGGGAACGCGGTGGTGATCACCAAGGCGGCCTCTGGCACAGCCAAGGTCGACCCGCTCCTCGCGGCAATGAACGCGGTGACGCTCATGAGCCTCAACCCGGCCGCTGTTGGCCAGTCCTTCTGGGAAACGGAAACGGCGTGAAACTGCTTGACCGACTGTTCGGGCGCAAGGCGGCCCAGCTCACCTACGACCAGGTGGCGAACCTGATCGACGGCGTGGGCGGCGGCATGGTCGCCGGCGTGCCGGTCACGGAAAAGACGGCCCTGCAGGTTGCGACCGTGCTGGCCTGCGTGCGCGAGATCGCCAACGGCTGCGCGACGCCGGACCTTCATGTGTACCGCGACAAGCCGAACGGCGGGAGCGAAAAGGCGACCAACATCCCGGAGTACCGGCTGCTGAGTCGTCGCCCGAACGAGTGGCAAACGTCGTTCGAATGGCGCCGGATGATGACCATGCACGCCGCGTTGACCGGCGCCGGCCTGTCGTTGAAGGTTCGTGGCGACAACCGCCGGGTGCGCGAGCTGATTCCGGTGCAGCCCGGCCGCTGGGACGTCCGCAAGGTATCGCGCTACGAGGTGCGGTATCGGTGCTGGGACGAGTTCGGAATGATTGGCGAGTTCGAGCCGGACGACGTGTTCGTGCTCAACGGCGTTCAGTGGGACTGGGTCGGAAGCCTGAATGCCGTGGCGCTCGCGCGCTCCGCCATTGGCCTCGCGATGTCGACGGAGCGCAGCCAGGCCGCCATGCATGCCAACGGCCTGCGGCCGAGCGGCACGTACTCGGTAACGGGAACGCTGGACAAGGACCAGCACGACAAGCTGACGGCATGGCTGAAGGCGAAGGGTGGCCCCGACAAGGTCGGCGACCCGCTGGTGCTGGACCGCGATGCCAAGTGGCTGCAAACCAGCCAGAGCGGCGTTGACGCGCAGCACGTCGAGACGCGCCGCCTGCAGATCGAGGAAATTTGCCGGGCTTACGGCGTGTTCCCGGCAATCATCGGCCACTCGGACAAGGCCTCGACGTATGCGAGCGCCGAGGCGTTCTTCGACGCGCACCTGCGTCAGACGCTCAAGCCCTGGCACAAGGCCTGGCGCGACCGCATCGACGAGACGCTACTGGACGGCTCCGGGCCCCTATACGCCGACTTCGACACCCGCTACATGGTCGCCGGCTCCATGAAGGACCGCGCGGTCTGGGCCCGCACGATGGCCGAGATGGGTATCTACACCCGCAACGAGATCCGAGACGAGGAGGGCAAGGACCCGCTGCCTGGTCTCGATGAGCCGCTGACGCCCCTGAACATGTCCTCGGACACCGAGGAAGGGAAACCCAATGAAGATGACGACTCGAAAGCTTGAGCTGCGCGACGCCGGCGCGGGCCGCCAGACCCGCGCCTTTGCGCTGTCGATCAAGGCCGCCGGCGACGATGGATCGGTCGAGGGCTACGGCTCTGTGTTCGGCGTGCGCGACAACTACGACGACGTGATCGCCAAGGGCGCCTTCCTGGCGTCCTTGAAGGAGCACAAGGCGGCCGGGACCATGCCCGCCATGCTCTGGCAGCACGATTCGTCGGAGCCAATCGGCATCTGGACCGACATGGTCGAAGATGCCAAGGGCCTGAAGATCGTCGGCAAGCTGGCGCTGGAGACCGTCCGCGGCAAGGAGGCGCATGCGCTCCTGAAGATGGGCGCGCTCAACGGACTGTCGATCGGCTTCATGTCCAAGCAGTGGACCTACGACCGCGACACCGAGGTCCGCACCCTCACAGAAATCGACCTCTGGGAAGTGTCCTTGGTGACCTTCCCGGCCAACGAAAAAGCGCGCGTGACGAACGTCAAGGCCTCGCCTGACGACGTTGCGACGCCCAAAGATGCCGAGAGGATCCTGCGCGAGGCAGGGTTCTCGAAGGCTGACGCGACCGCCATGGTTTCGCGTCTCATGCGACTGGGAGACGAGCGGAGAGATTCCGCGCAATCGACCGCGCAGGCAATGAAGGCGGCCGACCGGCTGCTCAGTTCCCTCAACTCCTGAAAGACCAATCATGAAGCACGCTCTCATCGCCCTGATGGGCCTCCACTTCGCCGCCTTCCAGGCGCGCGCCGCCGCCGTTCCGACCTACGAGCAGCGGGACGACCCGACCATCAAGTCGGTCGCCGATGCCCTCGACAAGATCGCCACCGCGTTCGACGAGTACAAGAAGACGAACGACCAGCGCCTGGAAGCCATCAAGTCCGGCCAGTCGACCGAGGGCTTCGAAGCCAAGCTCGCCCGCATGGACGAGCACATCGAGGCCATCAACGAGGCCAAGAGCCGCCTGGAGAAGGTCGAGACCAAGCTGGCCCGCCCCGGCGCCGGCGCCGGTGACCGCAAGGAAGGCGAATCCAAGGAGGCCGCCGAGTACCGCGGCGCCTTCCTGCACTGGATGCGCAACCCGGGCGACCCGGAACGCCGCACCGCCCTGCAGCAGCGCGCCAAGACCCTGCATGCCATCGAAGCGAAGGCCGATGCCGACGGCTTCGAGACCCGCGCCACGCAGACGGTGACCTCCACCGGCTCGGCCGGCGGCTTCGCCCTGCCCGAAGTGATCGAGCGCGCCATCGCCCGCCTGTCGGTCGACATCTCGCCGATCCGCCAGATCGCCACGGTCCGCCAGGTCGGCAGCCCCGACTACAAGGAGCTGTTCGACATCAACGGCGCCGCTTTCGAGTGGGTGGCGGAAGCCGGCACGCGCAACCAGACGAACACGCCCAACCTGGCGGAAGTGGCTCCGACCTTCGGCATGGCCTCGGCCAAGCCCCAGGCCTCGGAAGAGTCGCTGGATGACCTGTTCTTCAACGTCGAGGACTGGCTGATCTCCTCGGCCGCTGAAGCCATGGCCGCTGGCGAAGGTCTGGCGTTCGTGAGCGGCGACGGCACGGCCAAGCCGACCGGCTTCCTGGCCGGCCCCACGCCGGTGACCACGGTGGACGCCTCGCGCGCCTTCGGCACGCTGCAGTACGTGGCCTCCGGCCAGGCCGCGGCCATGCCGACCAGCGCCGACATCTTCTACGACCTGATCTACTCGCTGCGTGCTCGCTATCGCGCGAACGCTCGTTGGGTGACCAACAAGCTCGTGCTGGCCGCCATGCGCAAGTACAAGGACTCGCAGAACCAGTACCTGTGGCAGCCGTCGCTGGTCGAAGGCCAGCCGGCCACGTTCATGGGCTACGGCATCACCGAGGCGGAAGACATGCCTGCGGTTGGCGCCGGCGCTTTCCCGATCGCCTTCGGCGACTTCAAGGAAGGCTACCTGGTGGCGGACCGCGTCGGCATGCGCATCACCCGCGACGAAATCACGACCCCCGGCTTCGTGAAGTTCTACGTGCGCAAGCGCGTCGGCGGCAAGATCCGCAACAGCCAGGCGATCAAGCTGCTGAAGATCGCCGCGTCCTGATCGGGACGCCAACTCAGGAAGGCCGGCCGCACTCGCGCGCCGGCCTTTTTGTTGGAGGCTCACATGCAGAAACTGACCATCAAGACCGACTTCCCGTACTTCCACAAGGGGTACGAGCGCCGCGAGTACAGCGCCGGCCAGGAGATCGAAACCGACGACGAAGAGTTCGCATCTGTCGCCATTGGCGAGGGCTGGGCGGTCGCCGGCGGCGAGAAGGCCGAGAAGCCTCCCGCGAACAAGGCACGCAAGGGCGCACCCGAGAACAAGAGCGCCTGACCCCAGGCCATCAAGTGAAGCGCCCTCCTCGGAGGGCGTTTTGCTTTGTGCTGCAACACAGGAACCACACCCCATGACCACCGAAGCGCCGCTCATCTTCACCAGCAAGGGCAACTTGCCCCTGTCGGCCCTTGAATACCGGTCGGGCTGGTCCGACGAGAACGGCAAGCCGGCCGCGCTCAAGGCCGACCCCGCCGCCGTGGTGTTCTGGGAGGAGCACTGGCACGAAGGCGAGTGCGTGAAGCGTTCCGCCCATGCGCTGATGCGCGAGGGTTCTGCCGCCACCGGCGACGTCTCTGGATTCTGAGGAACCCACCATGAAGCTCTCGAAACTCGTCCGCGCGCTCATCGCCCCGGCGCTGCCCCTCTATGCCAACACCCAGGCGATGTGCACCTCCTTCAAGGGCGAACTGCTCGTTGGCCACCACAACTTCGGCACCGGCGTGACCCGCGGCAGCACCGCGGCCGACACGATCAAGGCTGCGCTCTACCTGGCATCGGCAACCTACGGCGCATCCACGACCGCCTACAGCACGACCGGCGAAGTCACCGGGACGAATTACACCGCCGGCGGCGTGACCGTGACGAACGCGACGCCGCCGAGCACCTCGGGCACCACGGCGATCTGGACGCCTTCGGCGTCGCTGGCCTGGACGACCGTCACGCTCTCGACGGCCTTCGATGCGGTGCTGCTATACAACAGCACGCAGTCGAACAAGGCGATCAGCGTGCACACGTTCGGCTCGCAGACCGTGACGGCGGGCAACTTCACGTTGACCATGCCGACGAACGACGCCAGCAATGCGTTGATCCGCCTCGCGTGACCATGAAGCACCCGCGCCAGTTGGCCGCTGAGATGTACGCGGCCGGGTTCGCTGGCGAGCCCATCCCGCAGGACATCGCCGATCTGCTTCCGACGCTGGAAGAGGCCGGCCGGCAGTTCCTCCTGGCGCGCTACGAAGCCGGCAAGGCTGACGCGGCGGCGGCTTCGTAGCGGAGGGCGGGGTGGCCGTCCTCTCCATTGCCAATTTCGTCCCGGTCACCGGGGCGTACAACATCACGACTGGGTCGCCTGACGACTGGATGTTGATGGTGGGCGGCGGCTCCAGCACGTCGCTGGCGCCCGCGCAGCGCAAGAGCGGCGGCGGCTCGCGGTTCGGGTCGATTGCCCGGCTTGTCTCGGGCAACATCACCGGGTTCACCGGCTACCTTGGGCTCGTTTCGTGGAGCGGCGGCACGCCGGGCGCCACGGGCTCGAACAACGACGGCGCCTGCTACAACGACACGAACGGCAGCGGCGGCACAGCGACGGGCCACGGCGCCCGCCTGCCGGTTTCTGGGATCGGCACTGGCACGGAAGTCATCCGCGTCTATTGCGGCACGTTCAACGGCAACGTCACGCTGACGGCCACGCTGAGCGATGGAAGCGCCGGGCCGGCGGTGAACACGAGCCTCTCGGACCCCTCTGGTTCGACAGGCGTCTTCGGCTATTTCGACATCACGGTTGCGGCGGGGAGCGCATCCCAAAGCCTGAACCTCGATTTCACTGTCAGCGGCGCCCGGGCGTTCTCGGACATCGAGATCCAGGCGGCCAGCATCAAGGCATCGAGTGCCGACGTGACGACCGGCGTCACGGGCAATGCGGCAGCGGGTGCCGTTGGCGCGGTGGGCCCGAGCCGGGCAATCGGCATGGCCGGCGTGCAGGCGTCGGGGCAGAGCGGAACCGCTGGGCCATCCTTGGCGAAGGGTTTGACTGGCGCCTCTGCGGCGGCTGCGGTCGGGTCCGTCTCGCCCGGCGCGTCCAAGGCGCTATCCGGGAATTCGGGCGCGGGCGCTGCGGGTTCGGTCAAGGCGGGCCTGACCATCGCGCTGACAGGCGTCTCGGCGACGGGCGCGGCCGGCACCGTATCGGCTTCGGCGGGTTCGAGCGTCACGGTGGCCCTTACGGGCGTCCAGGCCGCGGGGAACCTCGGCACCCTGGCGCCTTCGACGGGCAAGGCCCTTTCGGGCAACGCTGGGACGGCGGCGGCCGGCACTGTGGGCCCAGGCGCCGCGAAGGCGCTGACAGGCAATGCGAGTGCGGCAGCGGTTGGAGTGCTCGCGCCGGCCACTTCGGTTCCTCTGGCGGGGGCATCGGCAACGGGAGCGGTTGGGACCGTCTCGGCGGGCGGCAGCGTCACGGTGGCGCTCTCCGGAGTGCAGGCGTCCGCGCAAGTCGGTGCACTGGCACCGGCGAACCTGAAGGCATTGGCCGGCACGTCGCTTTTTGGCGCAGTCGGCTCCGTGGCTGGTGGTCGCTTGGTCGGCCTGGCCGGCAACGGGGCGACGGGCGCCGCGGGAAGCGTCGCCGCATCGACGACCGGGAACGTCTCGATTGCGCTGAGCGGGGTTCGGGCGGTCTCGGCAGTAGGAAGCGTCTCGGCCAGCGGCGGCGCGCCCACGGTCCTCGGCTCCCTCCTGGGCCGGACCCGAGAGGCATTCGGCATCCGTTCGAACTCGCAGACATCGTCGCGGGCGAACAAGCAGACATCGAGAAGGTAGAACATGGGCGTCAAGGTCATCATCGCTGCGAACCTGGAGACCATGCTTCCGGTGGCGGAGGTGCGCGCGCATTGCTACGCGCTGGCGGCCGACGACGCGCAGCTGGTGGGGTTCCGCGCCGCGGCGCACGGGCACGCGGAGCACTACACGCAGCGCGCGTTCGGGTCGCAGACGCTCGAACTAGCCCTGGACGAGTTCCCGGCCGGCCCGATCGAACTCCTGCGGGGGCCGGTTTCGTCGATCGCCAGCATCAAGTACATCGACCAGTCTGGCGTCGAGCAGACGCTGTCGGACACGCTCTACACCCTGGACAACTACGGACTGCAGTGCTGGGCGGTGCCGGCGGTGGATACCGACTGGCCGGCGTCCATGGCGGTCGCCAATGCGGTGAAAGTGCGCTATGTCGCCGGCGACCTGCCGGGCGCGGTCCGCTCGGCCATGCTCCTGATGGCCGGCCACCTGTACGCCAACCGGGAGAGCTCGGCGCCGACGGCGCTGCAGGAGCTGCCGATGGGCGTGAAGGCGCTGCTCGATACCGTGAAGGTCTGGGGCTTCTGATGCAGCAGGCGGGCAAGTTCCGGCACATGGGCACGCTGCAGAGCAGGGTGGAGACCCAGGACCCGAATACCGGAGCCATGACGGTGTCGTGGGTGGACTTCGAAACCGAGGTGCGCGCGGACATCCGCTACCTCGGCGGCCTGGAGACGCTGAAAGCGGACGCGCCCACGGCCATCCGAAAGGCCAGCATCCGGATTCGCTACCGGCCGGGCGTGGTCGAAACCATGCGCTTCGTAGAGACCGGCGGGCAGACGTTCGACATCAAGAGCATCGCGCTGGACGACACCGGCGCGCGGTACATCGACCTGGTCTGTGAGTCGGGGGCGTCGAATGGCTGACACCCGTACCCTGCAGGGCCTGGACGACGTCCTGCGGAAGCTGAAGGAACTGCCGCCGGAGATCGTGAGCAAGCGCGGCGGCCCGGTCGCCGCGGCGCTGCGTAAGGGCGGCAACGTGATCCAGAAGGAGGCCAAGGCCAACATCCGGAAGGTCACGCAGCGCACCGAGGACTCCGGCTACGAGAGCACCAAGACGCTGGAGAAGGCCGTCGTCGTGCGTCGCGACCCGAACCCGAAGCGCAGCGGCGCCAATGAGCGCTATCGCGTGCTGATCAGCCGCAAGAAGTACGAGGGCCGAGAAACGAAGGCCGTCGCGACCGGCCGCTACCTGGAGTACGGCACCGAGCACCAGGCGGCTGAGCCCTGGATGACGCCGGCGTTCATGTCATCGAAGGAGAAGGCGCTGGTCACCGTCGTCGATGAGTTGAACAAGGGCGTCGACAGAGCGATCGCCAAGGTCTCGAAGGGTCGTTGATGCTGCCGTTGATCTATCCCCTGCTGCGCGATGCGCCGGCGGTGACCGCCCTGATCGGCAGTCCGCCCCGGGCGTTCCGCCACGGCACCGCGCCGCAGAACGTCCCGAAGCCCTACGTGACCTGGAGCGTCCCGGGCGGGGCGCCCGAGAACACGTTCGACGGCGCGGCCTCGGACCTCTTCCGCGTCGAGGTCGACTGCTGGTCGGACGACGACACCCAGGTCGAGACGCTGGCTGCCGCGGTGCGCGCTGCGCTTGAGCCGTCCGGACATTTGGTCGCCTACATCGCCGACGAGCGCGACCCGGTCACCCAGCGGTTCCGGATCAGCTACGCCTTCGACTTCATCCTCTCTCGCTGAGCACCACTTTTCCAACCCACTGGCCGCCGTTGAGCGGCCTTTCTTTTTCCTGAAAGGCAAATCATGGGCACCACCATCAAGAGCCAAGGCACCGAGCTGTTCTGGGCCACGGATGCAACCACCAACAAGCGCGTTGTCGCGCCCAACGGCATCAGCGGCCTGGGCGGCGCCAAGGACCGGATCGAAGACAGCAGCCTGGACAATCTTACCGACAAGACCTACGTCGGCGGCTTGGGCGACCCCGGCCAGGTGACGGTCGGCATCATCCTGAAGAAGGGCGAGACGCTGCACGATGACCTGGTTTCCCTGAAGAACGCGGGGAACGAAGTCTCGTGGGGCATCTACAGCGGCGACGCCGTGACCGCCCCGACCACGGTCGCATCGATCATGCAACCGGTTGTCGGCCGCGTCTCGGCGATCTTCCTGGGCTACGTGGCCGACCTGAACGTCGAAATCTCTGGCAACGACATCTGGAAGGGCACCATCACCATCCAGCGTAGCGGCGCCGTCAGCTACGACTTCACGCCGTGAGCAAGTACGCCGCGTTTTTTGTGTCCGGCGAGGTGCACCGCCGGACGATCAAGCTGGCCGACGGCTCCGAGCATGTGCTGTTCTTCAAGGAACTGCCGGCGGTCGTCTATCGGAAGTTCCAGATCGCCGAGCAGTCGGACGACGAGGACATCCGCGCCGGCAGCATGGCAAAGCTCATCTCCGAAAGCCTGTGCGAAGAGGATGGCAGCAAGGCCATGACCTACGAACAGGCGCTGCGGCTCAAGGGCGCTGTGCAGGGCGAACTGCTGACCGCCGTGCTCGAGGTCAACGGCAAGAAGCCGGACTCGGAGAACTCGGGAAACGGTTTGCCGCCAAGCGAGACGACTGGTTCTGGCACGTCCTCGCCCTCGCCCTTGGCGGCAGAACAGTAGGCGAGTGGCAGTCCTGCATGACGCAGGCCGAGTACATGGCCTGGCTTGAGTTCTACCGAGCCTACCCGTTCGACGACATGCATCGCATCCACCGGCCGGCCGCGCTAGTCGCGTCCAGCATGGGTGGTGAGATTCAGCAGAGCCTCGACTGGCTGGCTCCGCGCGCGCCTGACGGGCGATCCCAATCCGACCTCGACCTCTACAAGGCGATGGGCATTTCAAGATGAAGGCGAAACGATGTCTATTGGCCGCATCACCGTCGACCTCCTAGCGAAAACTGGATCCTTCGAAACCGACATGGCGCGGGCGGCGAAGGTCGCAGAGAAGCGCGCCAAGGAGATCGACGCAGCCGTGTCCAAGGCCGGCGCCGCTGTGGGCGTCGCGCTCACTGCGGCGGCGGCGGCCGCGGTCCACTTCGGCAAGCAGCTGATCGACGGCCTGGACGCTCTGAACGATGTGAAGGACGCCACCGGGGCCAGCATCGAGAACCTGTCCGCTCTGGAGGACGTTGCGGTCCGCACCGGCACGAACATGGACAACGTGTCGGGCATCCTGGTCAAGTTCAACAACGTGCTGAAGGATGCGGACGGCAAGAACGCCGCCTCGCAGGCGCTCAAAGCCCTTGGCCTGAGCGCGGAAGAACTGAAGCGCGCAGACCCGGCGGAGGCCCTGCGGCAGACCGCCGTCGCGCTGTCCGGGTTTGCCGACGACGGCAACAAGGCGCGCATCGTCCAGGAGTTGTTCGGCAAGTCGATCAAGGATGCCGCCCCCTTCCTGAAGGACCTGGCCGAGCAGTCCTCCCTGGTGGGCACGGTCACCGCTCAGCAGGCCCAGGCAGCCGAGGACTTCAACAAGCATCTGTTCGCCCTCCAGAAGAACGCCACCGACCTCGGCCGCTCGATCCTGAAGGACCTGCTGCCCGGCATGACGCAGTTCCTGCAGAACCTGCGGGACATCAAGAGCCTCGGGCTCACCGGCCTGGCCGCCAAGGACGCCTTCCTGGGCTTCCTGGACCCGAACTTCGCCAAGCTGACGGGCAACAACGGCGCCGACATCAAGAACCTGATGAAGGAGCGCGATCGCCTGCAGAAGGATCTGGCGTTCGCCAGCAAGCGCGGCTTCGCCACCCGGGGCATCGAGGACAGCATCTCGCAGAACGCGCGGTATCTCGAACTGGCGCGCCTGAAGCAGCGCAACGAGGTCGCCGGCTCCTTCGGCGACGACTTCGGCGACGCGGTGTCGCGCAAGTTCAACAAGCCGGCGCCCTCGCTGCCGAGCGTCTCTGCCGCAAAGACGCCTGGCGCCAAGAAGGACAGCGAGCTAGAAAAGTACATCGAGGGCCTGGAAAAGCAGCTGCAGAAGGTCAGGGAACTGACCGTCGCCGAATCGCTGCTGGACGACATCCGCACCGGGCGCCTGAAGCTGCAGAAGGGCGAGTCCATCGACCGCGCCATGGCCCTGGCCAAGCAGATCGACGACACCAAGGCCCTGACCGAGTACACCAAGCTCGCTCAAGAGGCCGAGAAGGAGCGCACCGACGAGCTTCTCAAGTCCACGCTGGAGCAGGAGAAGCAGGCGCAGAGCCTGGTCGACAGCAACAAGGCGCTGAAGGAAGAGATCGAGATGATCGGCAAGAACGCCGAGGCGCAGGGGGTCATCGAGGCCGCCCGCATCTCCAGCGCGATCGCGATCAAGGAGGAAGAACTCGCGCGCCGGTCGGGCACGGATGCCTTTGAGCGCGAGACCGATGCGATCCGCGAGCAGATCCGCCTGCTAACCGAGCGCAAGGATCTGGTAGTGCAGAAGGGCATCGCCGAGAAGCTGTCCGACGATGCCAAGAAGTCGGCCGACTTCGCGCGTGACGTGGGTTCGGCCTTCGAGAGCTCCTTCGAAAAGGCCATCATCAATGGTGAGAAGCTGAGCGACGTGCTCAAGGGACTGGGCAAAGACATCTTGGCGCTCACCATCCGCAACACGATCACCGGGCCGCTAGCCCAGGCGATCGGCGGTGCGGCGGGCGGCTTCGACTTCAGCAAGCTGATCACCACGGTCGGCAGCTGGTTCGGCGGGGCCTTCGCCGGCGGTGGCGATCCGCCGATGGGGAAAGTCAGTCTCGTGGGCGAGAACGGCCCCGAACTGTTCGTGCCGAAGACGGCAGGCACGATCGTCCCGAACCATGCGATGGGTAGGACTGGCGGCGACACCAACGTCTTCAACTTCACGGTCGGCGACGTGGCGACCGAGAGCATGGTGCGCAATGCCATCGCGAGCTCGCAGCGGCAGGCCGTCGGCGCGCTGAACCGCAGCCAGACCTACGGGGGCGCGTTCGCATGACGACGATTGCATTCCCAACCGGCGTGGCACCGGACACCTTCGCCCTGAGACTGGCAACTACCCAGCGGGCCAACTCATCGCCGTTCGGCGGCAGTGAGCAGGTCATCGACTTGCTAAACGACCGCTGGATGATCTCAATGTCGTTCCCGCCGCGGACGATTGCGAAGTCTGCAGCGGTCGAGGCGTTCATCAACGCTTTGCGCGGACAGACGAACACGGTCAACCTGTATCACTGGCGCCGGCAGGCGCCGCGCGGGACCATGCGCGGCTCGCCGACCTGCAACGCGGCGAGCCAAGGGGCGGCCTCGGTCACCTTGGCCAGCGCGGGCGCCGGCTCGACGCTTCTGGCTGGCGACATGATCGGCATCGCTGGCCTGCTGCTGCAGGTCGCAGCGGACGCGACGGCCAACGGCTCCGGCGCCATCACCGTGACGCTGGTGAATCGCCTGAGGACCGCCATCTCTGGCGGCTCGGCGGTGACTTGGGACAAGCCGACGGCACCCTTTCGTCTGATCTCGACGCCGGCCGTTCAGCATGTGCCGGGCTACGCCCAGGGGGTCTCTCTGGACTTCGCGGAGGTAGTTCCATGAGGTCGCTCAGTGCTCCGGTCCTGTCAGCGCTGGCGGCGCCTCAACTGGCGATGGTGCAGCTGGTTTACCTGCAGTTCTCTTCGCCGATCGCGCTGAACACGTCGAATCTCGACCTGGTCTATGGCGGCGTCACCTTCAAGGGCGCCGGCGCCCAGGGTGCAATTGCCCAGATCGATGACTCGCCGGGTGAGATCAAGGGCTTGAATTTTCAACTGATCGGGGTCGACCCGGCCTTTATCTCGCTCGCGCTGGACGATGCGGCGGTGGTGC